ACGAACCCTGGCCTTACCACAATGCTGGAGTTGCGTCTGAATTGGACTTTGAAGAAGGCCAGCCTGATCCTCCACCAGGCGCTGAACCTGTACCAGCTGGAGTAGAGATTGCGAAAACAGCATGAGTGAATTTAAATTTTCCCTAGATGCACTGTCTTCTGGCGCCGTAGGAGAAGTGTTTACAATCAAAGCTCCACCAGGCATGACTTTTGACCAGGCCAAAGCTATCTTTGACAAACAAGCAAGCACAGGAAGTCTAACAGGTTTAAAAGTTGGCGATGCTCTAAGTTCAGCTACCCAAGCAGCACAAGGGTTGTCGGCGGCAGCAGCCAGTTTGTCTCAAGCTGCCAGTGGCATTGGTGGCACGGTGTCAGGAGCATTGCAAGGTGCATTAAAAAATATTCCTGGCAGTGCAATTGGTCGAACAATAGGCGATGTCATCACTGGTGCTGGCGGCCGCGATGCTGGTGGAATTTTGCAAGCAGCTTCAGCCTTACCAAGCAGCATTGCTGGCGCAGTGAACTCAGGAATAAGCGTGGCCAAACAAACACTTGGCAGCATACAAAGTGCCGCAGCCGGAGCATTGGCTCCCACGGCTGCTATTGGCATACCAGATTTTGCCAAGCAAATGCCAGCGTTGGGAGCAATTAGCAATTTATCAGTAAGCGATGTAACTGCCAGTTTGGCGTCTGCATCTCGATCAATAGGACAAGTGGCCAATCAAGTTAGTAATTCTATAGGCGTTGGAAAATTTGGGTTTGACGGGTCTCAACTGGAAGCTGCTGGCGTGATCAAACCTGGCACAGTATCACAATTTTTATCCAGTGGCACCAACACATTGACTAGTGTTCTTAAAAGTCCCACGGTGTTTACAGGCAAGGCTGGCATTACCAGCCTAAAAGATTTGTTAGGATCATTGCCAAAACAAGAAACCATACAACAAGAATTAATGAGCAATGGGTTAACCGGAGTTCAAGCCCTGGGCATTCCTACAGACAAACTCAGCATCGGTGCTCTAGCAGGCACAGCATTGAATGCAGCCAAAAGTATAACCAATACCATGGACTGGGCTCAAGGAAAAGCACTTGCTAGTGATGTTAAAACTGCACTAAATGAAACAGCAAGAAATGCAAGCTTCGCTGTGGATTTTGCAGAGACCAAAGTCGACGATGCAATGAAACAGTTGGTTCCTGGAGAACCAGTGTTTGACACAGTGAACAGAGTCACACTAAATGCCGCTGCCATACGGGTAATCGGAAATCCAAAAATACCTCCGGTGGAATACAATAACACACCACCAAAAATTACAACATCTGAGCTGGGAATTGAATTTGGTATTGCTGTTGAACAGACCAATGCTATTCTTGATCAATCAACCATTACTCTCAGCAAGAGTGATGCAAAACGAGCTAGGTTAAATAGTTACGGAAAAGACATTGCAGACCTTGAATCTTATATCAATGACTATAATGCTGTTGATGGAAGATTACAAGGACTCCTTCGCCAGGCCAAACTAGCAAATGATTCAGCCCTTGTGGCCAAAATTGAAAAAGAACAACGTAGAATTGCAGAAGCAATCAAGGTAACTGAAAGCGCAATTGATGTGCTTAGACAGAACCTTGCTTGAGCCGATAAATATTAATTATGACCACATTCATCGGCTTCAATACCATTAACCAATATAAGAAATTTACCTTGGTTGACTTTGAGTTAATCAAACGAGATCTGTTGAATGCCTTCAACATACGGCAAGGTGAATTGCCTGGCCGCCCGCAGTACGGCACCGTAATGTGGGACTATGTTTTTGAAAATCAAATCACTGAACTGCAACGTAATATTGAAACAGAAGTGCAACGTGTGTGCGGTGGCGATCCAAGAATACAAGTGACGCAAATGGCAGTGTTTCCTCAAGACAACGGGTTTCTAATACAGTTAGAAATAGCAGTATTGCCAGGAACTGATGCTGAATTTTTAAGTGTGTTCTTTGATAATCAACAACGCAGAGCCAGCTACGTATAACTGAGCCGTTTTTTCTGGTAATAAATACAAGATCTAAAGGCAAAGAGGCATGGCAAAGACCACAAGACAAACAGCAATATTTGGTGTAGAAGACTGGAAACAGATCTATCAAACCTATCGTGAAGCTGATTTTCAAAGTTATGACTTTGAAACTCTACGCAAAAGTTTCATTGATTACATACGCCTCTACTACCCAGAAACTTTCAACGACTACATTGAAAGCTCAGAATTCATTGCTTTACTAGATGTAATTGCATTTATGGGCCAAGCCTTGGCCTTTCGCACAGATTTAAACACCAGAGAAAACTATTTAGACACAGCAGAACGCAGAGATTCAGTTGTGCGCCTGGCCAATCTGGTCAGCTATACTGCCAAACGCAATACTGCGGCCCAGGGATATCTCAAAGTATTCAATGTTACCACAACTGAAAATGTGATTGACTATAACGGAGTCAACTTGAGCAACGTTACTGTGGATTGGGCAGATCCAACAAACCCAGACTGGCAAGAACAATTTACCACTATCATCAATGCTGCTCTAGTGGACAGTCAACGCATAGGCCGTCCAGGCAAAAGACAAACCATATTGGGGGTGCGTACAGACGAGTATGCTGTGAATCTTGTGCCAGGATTCTTACCGGTCATTCCGTATAACTCCACAGTGGACGGAATTTCAATGCCGTTTGAAGCAATAACTTCAACCAGTGTTGGTCGTGATTATATCTACGAGCCACCACCACAACCAAATACCAGTTTCAATGTGTTGTATCGCAATGACCAACTAGGTTATCAATCTGCCAATACCGGATACTTTTTTGCATTCAAACAAGGCACATTACAGAATCAAGACTTTAACTTGGCCGAGCGCATTGCCAACCGCACAGTAAACATCAACATTGAAGGCGTAAACAACGAAGATCGTTGGTTGTTTCAACTTGACAACGTGGGAAGTATCAGCCGTGAATGGCAATACACAGAAAACATCTACGTTGGTGCTGCCGAGCAACTGACTGGCCTAAGATCAATCTATTCCACAACCAGCAGATCTAATGATCAACTTACTATGATATTTGGAGATGGAGTGTTTTCGGAAATTCCAGTGGGAAATTTCCGTGCCTATGTGCGCAGTTCTAATGGATTGCAATACATTATCAATCCAGAAGAAATGCAAAACGTAGTTTTGCCTATCAGTTATACTGACCGCAACGGCAATTTGCAAACTATCACATTTACTTGTGGCATTACTCGTCCAGTATCCAATGCACAGGCTCGTGAACCAATTGATGAAATTAAACAACGTGCGCCTGCTAGATACTACACACAAAATCGCATGGTCAATGGTGAAGACTACAACTTGTTTCCTTACACACAGTACAATTCAATTATTAAATCTAAAGCATTGAATCGTGCGTCAATTGGAACCAGTCGATATCTTGACTTGGTTGACAACACTGGCAAATACAGTTCAACCAACAGCTTTGGCAGCGATGGCGGATTGTGGGAACAAAACATTTTACCAACTGTTTTGTTCAGTTGGACCAATCGCAATGAAATTGCCGACGTAATTACCAACCAGGTGCAACCACAGTTGACTGAAAGTACCATGCGTCAGTTTTACTATGGAAATTTTCCAAGAAAGTTAATCAACACTTTAGATATCATTTGCACAACCACAACAATTACAACCAATACAATTACCTGTTCTACTGCTGCATTTTTTGATTATGCCTATGTTGGCATGCCAATCACATTCTCGGGCACAGTGTTTGGTGACATTACCGCCGACTTGCCTTATTATGTGGTCAGCATAAATTCAGTCAACAGTACATTTACTGTAAGCACCACAGCCGGTGGATCAGCAGTTACATTAAGCTCGGCTTCGGGCTCAATGAGCGCACTTACTACTTTGAGTACAGGCGGAAGCACCTGGCACCAAAGCACTACATTGGCCAATGAAACCACTGGATACTTTGAAAACAGC